CAGCGTTGATGTGGAACAGGCTGATCGTGTCGTCGTTCGGGTTGAAGCCAATCCCCATCCAGTCGTTCGGAGCCGCAGCCGCCTGACAGATGCAGGCACGGTTGCTCACCCCGTCCGTCGATGCGGGCAGCGTGTTGTAGTAGAAGTCGAAGCGGGCGACGTGTATCTGCGTGGCCGTGGAGACGCAGGAGAAGCCGGAGTCCGTGGAGATGGCGGGATTAATGCGGCAGGAGTACGTCCCGTTTTTGACGAAGTCGGTGACCAGTGTGGGGGCCGTGCCGATAACGGTGTTGCAGAGGCCGAGCCCCGTAGCCACCATCGGCGTTACGCCGTGCTCAAAGCCGGTGGCGAAGGTGAGCGCCAATGCTTACGCGCCAGCGGTGCCGATAGTGACTGTCCAGGCGATGGTCAGCGAGTCAGCTGCCTGCTTGTCGATGTTCGCGTAGACGGCCCTCGCCAGCATCGTGCCCGTCGAGGCTGCGTTGAAGATGCCCGCCTCGCGCAGTGCCGAGTTCGTGCCGTCGCCCGCCGCCCAGGTGCCGACGTAGGTGACGACGTTGGCAGAGTCGGTGCGCGAGGTGAGCGCGTTTCGGTCAGTCTCGGTGCCGAGTGCCGTGTCGCCGAAGGCAGCCGCCGTCGAGCCGGTGCCGAGTGCCATGTGACTCATCGCGTTACCGCCCGGCGAGGACGAGAGCTGGTCGGCGATGTGTACCTCGCCCGCGTCTACCACGAGGTTCTTGACGTGCTGGTAATCCTTCAGCCGCCCGTAGCCGTCGACGAGCTCGAGGAAGACATCGCCCATGATCGGGATGAACTCCCTGACCACCCGAGGGCGACTCAAGGCCACGGCGACCTCGTCGCCTATTCCGAGCGTATCTCTGGTCATTGTCGCGCTCCTCTTTGGGAAAGGGAGAGGGGCGAGCCGTAGCCCGCCCCTCGTCTGCCGTTAGTTCCCGTCCTACAGGTTCGTGGACAGCTTCAGGAACCGCGTCGGGTCGAAGACCTTGACGGCGAAGGCGCCGATGACGCCCACCTCCATGCCTCCGATCGAGGGTTCCACAGCCCGCATCTGCACGGGCGCTCCGGCCGTCTCACCGACGAGCAGGGCGCTCGAATCGCCGAGAATGGCGACGTCCTGGTCGAAGGCGTAGGACACGACGACGCGCAGGCCGGCGAACGTGCCGGACTTGCTCCCCGCGTCGAGGGATCCCACTCCGCTGATCTGGAGCGTCTGGTCGGTGCCGATGCCCGCCAGCTGGTAGAAGCGGCCGTTGGACAGGTAGAGCGTGTCCGTCCGGTGCCTGCTCCCGGTCGCGGTGTCGATCGCCGCCAGCCCGGACAGCACCGCTGCCCGCCACTGTGCGAAGGACTCCGTGCCGGACGTGCCCAGCCGGTTTGCGGTCGTGCCGAGGGTGCCGATTGCGGCGGCGTCCTCGAGCGCGTCCGCTGCGGCCTCCTCGGTCTGCCGAGCGTAGGACTCGGCCTGGAGGTCGAACCACAGCTGCAGGGCGTCCGGGGACGACCAGTTGATCGCCTGCCAGGAGAGGTTGCCTGCGCCGATGTAGGTGGACGCGGTCATCGTCTCCATCGAGACGCCCATGTTCTCGGTGCCGCCCTCGGTCTTCTCCGAGGACTGGAGCCCGACCGTCGGGCGTGCGCTGATCTTCGGGTACGTCATCGCACCGCGCTCGAGGTTGAGATCCCGAGCCGACTGGACGATCGGCCGCGAGCGGTCGATGATGTCCATGATCTGCGCGATGTGCTGCGGCGGCAGGAGGCCGGGCACGTCGGTCGAGAGCGTGTGCTCGACCGCACGGTGGAGGCGCTCCTGTGCCTCGTCGCGCAGCTCCCTGACGTCACCGTGCTGACCGGCTGCGTGCTCGGCAATCGCCGGGTAGCGGACGATCAGCTCGTCGCGGGCGAAGTCCGCGAACGTGCGGTAGACGACCGGGCCTTTCTTGACGCTGACGCGCTGGGTGTCCTCGGTGTCCTCGCGGACGAGCTCGGAGATGTCCTTCGAGCCTTCGACGCGCTCGACGTCGCCGGCGAGGATGGTGATCTCCTCCTCCAGCTCGACGAGGGTGGCGCGGTATTTCGTGGCCTGCTCCTGCTCGAACTCGTTGAGGGGGCGCTTCTCCTCCTCGGCGAGCGTGAGCAGATCGGCCAGCTTCTCGTCGGTGCGCTCGCGCTCGTCGGCGAGGCGCTCCATTCGCATCTTGGTTACTCCGTGCTGTCGCACGTCTGTCACCTCCATCTGAGGTCGTATGGACTCTCAGCGGGTGCCGCTCGTACGTTCCGGCGAGGGTGCCGCTGCCGCGGGGTGCTCGCTCGGTGTCGGCGGGGTGCGCTGGTCGGGATTGTAGCTACTTCGTGGCTAGCGCCCACAGGGCGGAAGGCAGCTCCATGCCAGCCGCGCGGTAGAGCCGCACGAGCTTGCGGGCCTCGGCGGGCCTGTGCTCGGCCGGAATCTGGCTGAGGCGACGAACGGCGCCCGGTAGCTCGTTCACGTTCAGCTCGCCGATCGGCTGGTAGCCCATGCGCTTGAGGAGATCGTCGACCTCGGGGTTCCGCGCGGCGTCGTCCGGCGGCGGTGTGGGCTCCTCGGGCGCCGGCTCCTCGGGCGGCTGCTCGCGCACGGCGAGCACCTGGGCGTCCTTGAACGCCGGCGAGCGGCAGAGCGCGATGTTGACGAGGCGCGCCTTGACGCGCTGGACGACACCGTTCTCCGACTTCGTCTTGAGAGGCACGGCCTCGACGGAGATGCCCGTCAGGACGCGCTCGTTCACGAGCTCTAGCGCCTTGTCGGCGTCGGGGTGGTTGAGCATGCGGAACGTGCCCTCGAGCGCCTCGTCGGAATCGCGCAGCGCCGTCCCGCGGGCGATGACGCCCGAGATGCCCTGCTGGTGCTCGAAGTTCGCCAGCACATCGACGCGATTGGCTGCGTTCAGCTGATTGTCGAACGCGCCCGGCAGCCATTCCTCGTCGTAGAACTCGCCCGGCTTGTCGGATACGCGGGCCACGGTCTTGTACGGCAGGATCCGCACTTCCAGCGTCCGGCCGTCACCCGACGGCGACAGCTCGGCCGTGAACTCACGATGGATGACCTGCCCTTCTGTCTCACTCATATTGGCTCACCGCCTGTGTAGGTCGAAGCTGAACCACGCTCGACGGTTGTTGTGCCGGCGACGCCCCTGCGGAGGGCGGCGTCAGAATCTCAGCTATCGGATCGGAGTCTGCAGGGCCAAAGCCGAGCAGAATCGCCCGCGACTCGTCTATGGTCAGGATCCCCTTCTCGACCAGCATCGCCAGGGAGTCGGCCAGTTCCTTCCAGGTCGGAGCCAGCGTCTGGCGCGCGTCGAACTCCACCGAGGAGTCGCGGGGCAGCATGTTGGACGACAGCGCGGTGGCGATGTTGGCAGCCATCGGACTGAGCTCGAAGCGCCACCAGTGCTCCCCGAGCATCGCAGGGGACTGGTAGGTGAGCCCGCCTTCGATGGCGAGGTTGAGGAACAGCGCCGGCACGCCGAAGGCCGACGCGATGGCGCGAGAGCTGAACTCCTGTGAGTCGAGCAGCATCAGGTCTCGCGGCGAAAAGTTGAGCGCCTCGAAGTCGACGTCCGGTGGTAGTACCGCGGGCGCGCCACGGCGCAGAGAGGTTCGCTCCACCCACTGAGCCTGTAGCGCCGCCGCCTGGTCTCCAGTCAGCTTGCGCTTGGTCTTGAGCACCGCGGAGGGAACGCCAGAGTCCATCATCACGCGGGCGATGTCCGAGGCCGCCATGAGGCCGTATGCCTGGGAGGAATAGGACTTGAGCGCGGACGTGCCTCGGGCGCCACCGCCGGGGTCTCGCGTGATCTGCACCACGTCGTCGGGGTCGAGTTGAATCTGACCGGACTTGTAGGTACGGCTGCCCTTCTTCACCGCGACGCTCATCGGCGCCGGGTCGAGCACCGTCCACGACTGCGGAAAGCCGTTCGCGTAGCGCGACGTGACGTAGATGAAGGCGTCGCCCCAGCCGTACATCGAGCGGACGGCGGCGAAGATGGCGTCGCCGATGCCGTTCGGGTACCAGACGGGGTCTGGATTCGCCACCCACGCGGGCTCGAAAGAGCCGTGGTGGCGCAGAGGCATCCGCGAAATCTGCTGCGCGTTCAGCTGGATGCAGCGGTTCGCCACCCAGACGCGCTCGAGCAGAGTCGGCGTGAAGTAGACGGCCGCGCCCGTCAGTTGCGACCAGAAGTTGTCGATCTGCGTCTGGAAGAGGTCGGAGGGCTCAGGCGTCTCGCGCTTGAGCGTCCCGTCTCCCCAGTGCAGGAATCTCTGGATGAGGCTCAATAGATCGTCACCTCGCCGTCGTCGTCAGGTTGTGCCATGGCCGCCCAGAGCGCGATCGTTGCCGCGACGAGGGGCGAGATGTCCACTGTGGAGTTTTTGCGAGACCAGGCCCATCGGTCGCCGAGCGGTCGCGTCCTGGCGCCGCGGATCGCGTTCCAGAGATCCAGGGAGCCGAGATGGCGGAAGCTCTCGTCAGAGACGACGTCTACCAGGCGCCCGCACGCATCCGCGTACTGCTTCGAGTCGAGCGCCATCACCTGGATGCCGGCGGCCTCGAGCTCTGCGATGACCGAGCTCGCGGGCCCGTAGCCGTCGCACAGGATCAGCGCCGGCGAGTGCTGGGCCTCCAGCTCGAGCAGGCGGTCGGCAAGCCGCTTCGTCGACGGCATCTTCTCGATGACCTCGCCGTGCCAGAGGCCGTCCGTGTTCCTGCCCGCGGCGGCAATGGACGTCCGCCGCTCAGGCGAGATGTCGAAGGCCAGGCAGACGGGATCTCTGAGCACGGAGTCGGCCTGCTCGCAGGCGCCCCACTGCTCGGCTGAGATGACCAGCTCGTCGGAGCCTGACGGATCCGGGTAGTCGCCCACGCCGAAGAGTTCGACGGCGACGGTGCGGCGATCGAGCGCGCGCACCTCGCTCTCGAAGTGCTCACGGAAGATGCGGATGCCGTAGGCCGGATTCGACGTCCAGTACGAGTCCTCGTCGTGGAACGCTTCCTCGGGGATGTCCGCGGGGTGGTCGTAGTCGAGCGACCACTCAAAGTACGTCAGCTCCTTCTCCCCTGCGCGAGCACGCTCGCGGACGCGCGTGAAGACGAGCCCCTCGTGGTGGACGTCCTGGTCGACGGCCGAGCCGGCGTACCAGACCTGTGGATTCGGGCGCGCGCGCAGAGTCGGCCACAGGGCGCCCATCGCCGACTCGGGTAGGAACATGGCCTCGTCGAAGACGAGCATGTCGCAGGAGAACCCGCGGCCGGCGGACTTCGAGCGAGACCGAAACTCGATCTGACAGCCGTCCTCGGTCTTGAACCCTTCGTGTCCATGGGAGCGGATGGGGCGATGGCGAACCACTCGCGCCAGGAGCTCGGGGGTCATCTCGACCAGAGACCAGACGCGGTCGAAGTGCTTTTGCGAGGTGATGAACTCGTGTGCCGAGTGGATGACGAGCGGCGGCCCCTTCACTTGGGAACGGAGCTCCGGCAACCACGTGAAGACCGCCGTCAGCTCGACGACCTCGAGCACGCCGCCCTTGCCGTTCTGGCGGGGAACATTGATCCCGACTTCCTTCGATGCCCACTTCCCGTTGGCCTTCACCCCGAAGGCGTTCTCGATGACCTGCCGCTGCCAGAAGTCGAGATCGAAGCCGACGAGCTCGGCCATCTCGAAGACGTCGTCGGCGCGCGACTGCCTGGCCTTCGGTGAGAGCTGGATGCGCGGCGGCGCGCAGGTAGCGACTACCACTGCCGCGAAGTCACGTTCCGGTTCGGCGCCCCGCGGTTACAGCGCGCGTGCTCGGGGCCGGAGTAGAGGCGGCGATCGATGTCGTCGTGGCCGAGATCCCAGGCTTCGCCCGGTTCGATGGGTTCCCCGCAGCGAGCGCAGATCCCGGCGCCGGCGACGATGGACGGCACCAGGGCGCGACGAATCTGCCGGTGCTTCACTCCATACGCACGGCCCCGGATCTTCCTGCGTACATCGGCGCGTTCCATCGGCGATCACACTCCATCGGGGGGATACGCGAAAAAGGGCGGTCTCT